GGCTAGTGTAGATTTTAAAAATTTAGACAAGGCAGCCCTTCGTCGTGTTAAAGTTCGTGAGTTAATGCAGATGGGATACAACATTTCTCAAATTGTTTTAATTTTGGAAAAAGGAATAAAAATAGGTAAAGGCGATGAGGAACAAACAACTAAGATTGCTTGTACGCGCGGGATAATCACTAGAGACATACAATATATTAAGACAGAATTGATGTCCACTGATGACGATATGCTCATCAAAAGAGGAGAATTACTTGATAAGCTTGGCTACTTATATAATCAAGCTGTTTCCAACTACGCATCAGCCAGAGGAGCGGTTAAAAATAGTTTTCTTAACACGGCATTAAATGTAATTAATAAAATTATGGAAGTTGAGGGAGTGAGGTCCCCTGAAAATCTTAATATTAATTTAACTGCAGAAGCTAAGATAGCTCAGTTTTCTGCAGCTATAACTAAATTAAACGAACATGACAAATCTATTATTCTCACCGCAATTCGAAAAGTTCGTGAACAACGCCTCAACGAAGGAGATGGAGGCACTGGAGTTCCTGATAGAGAACCCGAAGTACGAGTATCGTCCAGTGACAATGAAGGAGTTCCTGGAAAATCCTAACTTTGTAAGCGAACAAGATGCTCCAAGACCACACAATAAGCAGTTGCTCATAGATATTTTTGATAACAATAAAACATTTGAAGAATTTGAAAACTTGGGCAAATACGAAGAAATTTTATATATTGCTGGTATTGGTTCTGGTAAATGTCTTGCAAAGGGAACTAGGGTATTAAAATACTCAGGTAAGATAGAGGTAGTCGAGAATATCAAACCCAACGATTTGCTAATGGGGGACGACAGTACTCCAAGAAAAGTCTTATCAACTACCTCAGGAAAAGAAGAATTATACAGGATAATTCCCAACAAGGGGGAACCCTTTACCGCTAACGCCTCTCACATTCTCTCTCTAAAAAGAACTAATAAGGGGATTATTGCTAAAAATGGCAGAAAAGACCACCTAGCTGGTCAAGTAGTTAATATTTCAGTCACTGATTATCTCAAATTAAGTAAGAAAATGAAGGGAATATTGAAACTATGGCGGGTTGGTGTAGACTTCCCAGAAAAGGTAGTAGAAATAGACCCATACTTTCTGGGTATTTGGCTTGGTGATGGTAATAGCCATAGTATTGGAATAACTACCAAGGATAAAGAGATTAGAGACGCAGTTTACGAGGAGGCCCAAAAATCAAACCTGACGGTCAATATCAACCAAAACCAAGGTAAGACATGCCCAACCTACATTATTACTACAGGTACGCTCTTAGGAAAGAAGAGTAGAAATGTCTTGTTAGAGAAATTTAGAAGGTATGACCTACTGAGAAACAAACACATTCCTTTCATTTACAAGATAAACTCAAGAGAAATTAGATTACAGTTACTAGCAGGATTAATAGACAGCGATGGCTATCAGCAGGGTAACACCCTAGAATTCTCTAATAAGAATAAAGGATTATGCGAAGACATCTTATTCCTATGTCGTTCGCTGGGCTTTGCTGCCTACATGAAGAAAAGAAAGACTAAGTGTAATGGAAAAGAGTTTACCTCTTATAGAATCTCCATCAGCGGGAACTTATCTGGAATACCAACCAAATTGAGAAGGAAGAAATGTTCAAGGAGAAAACAAAAGAAAAATGTTCTAGTAACTGGATTCAGGGTTGAACCTGTCGGGGTGGGTAAGTATTACGGCTTTGAATTAAACAAAAACAACCTATACCTACTTGGGGATTTTACTGTTACGCACAATAGTTATGTTTCTTCAATGGCAATTGTGTATATTATCTATCGCCTCCTCTGTTTAAAGGACCCACAACGGTGTTTTAACTTCGCTAAAGGTACCAAGATCGCCTTCATTAATATTTCTACATCTTTGTCGCAAGCTAAGGACGTTGTTTTTAGTGAGATTAAGAATCGTGTTGACAATAATCAATGGTTCCAAAATTTTTTTCCACCAAATCCAAGAATTAAATCAATGCTTAAATTTCCTAAGAGCATTTATATTCTTCCATTGGGTTCTAACGAAGAATCTCCATTGGGATATAACATTTTTGGAGCTGTTATTGATGAAGCCTCTTTCCATGTTTTAACCAAAGACAAAGACTATGCTGAAGAATCTTACAACCAGATTAAAAAACGTATCCGCTCTCGCTTTTTGTCAAAAGGTAAATTATTTATTATTACTTCCCCAAAATATGTTTATGACTTTGCAGAAAAAAAATGGGAAGAAGAACGAAGTAATCCACTCGTGTATAAAAGAAGAACACCTCTTTGGGAGGCAATGCCACAAGAAATGTTCTGTGGCGACAAATTTGATTTAGGTAACTATCTTCCCGCCTTTAAGGGCACCATGATTCCAGTCGAGTACGAGAATGAATTTAGGCAAAATCCCGAAAAAACAATGCGGGATTATGGTGCCCAACCCTCACAAGCTATTCAAAGCTTCTTTGCTACTCCAAACATTATTGATGCCAATGCAAACTACAATAGAAAACATCCAATTAATCCAAAGACTGGAGAGTTCTTCGAGTGGTTTCATAATAGACCAAGCCAGCCAGACTATGATTCAGACAAGCGCTTTATTCATATTGACCTTGGACTTAATAGAGAGGGTAAAGGAGACGCCGCTGGGTTTGCTATGGGTAAATTTGATGGCTGGATTGAGGTTAGAAGCACAGAGGGCAAGATGGAGAAACGACCAAAGATTAAAATTGACTACATGCAAAGAATTGAGGCTGGCATTAAGCGTGAAATTAAATTTGAAGAAATCAGACAACTCATCTACAAAATTCGAGACCTTGGATATAACATTCATAAAATTACTTTTGATGGGTGGCAAAGTGAAATTGGTTCTACCAGAGTAAAACTTTTAAATGGAACAAATAAAAGAATAGATGAAATTACAAATGGTGCATGGATATATTCATATGATTTAACTAAAAAAGAAATAGTACCAGCATTTTGTAAACCAGTAAGACAAACTGGAACAAAAGCTCCTGTTTATGAAATTTTAATAGATAATGGAGAAAAAATATATTTAACAAAAGAACATCCAATGCTAATGAGAGATGGAACTTACAAACAAGTTATGTATCTTAAACCAGGTGATAGTTTAATGCCTTTATATACAAAATATTATAAAAGAAAAAATAAAAGTAGGGGCATCCAGAAATATGAACAAATTTTACAGCTTAAAACAAATGAATGGGAAATGACTCATAGTATGGTAGCAAAAAATATTTATGGTGAAAGACCTAAAGATAATGTTACCCATCATAAAAATTTTAATTCCAAGGACAATAGACCAACAAATCTTCAATATTCTCATATTAAAGAACATATTAAATTACATAGAAAATTGAATGAAATTCGATGGAATATGCCAGGAGAAAGAGAAAAACAAGCCCAATTAATGAGAGAGCGTAATAAGAAATTTAATTTGCCAGCCTTATTAAAACCACCCACTAAAGAGATTGCTAAAAAGATTAAACAAGTTATCACAAATAAATGGCATAATGATAAAGAATATCAAGAGAAAATGGCAAGCAGACCAGTTTACTATGGAGAAAAATCACCACATTTCAACAGAAATATTTCTAATGAACTATTGTTTAAAACTTGTTTTGGGTGCGATCTTTTAAAAGATGTTGTTAATAAGTTAAATTTGAAGAATAATCTATTTGTTATTAGAAGATTGCAATCACTTGGTTATAAAGGATTTAAAGATTATAAGAAACAAAACAATCACAAAGTTGTTTCAGTAAAATTCTATGGATATGAAGATGTGTATGATATTGAAGTTCCAAAATATCACAATTTTGGGTTATCGGCAGGCATATTTGTTCATAATTCGGTAGACAGCATTCAAATGCTTAACTCAGCTGGATTTAAAGCTGAAACATTTTCAGTTGATAGAAATCCAGAGGCATACTACACAGTAAAGGCAGCTATTCTAGATGATAGGTTGGATTACTATTACTACAAGCCACTGTCAGAGGAGCTCAAACAACTAGAGGAAGTTAAGGGCATGAAAATTGACCACCCACGCCAGGGGCGAAAGGATGTGGGTGATGCTGTAGCAGGTGTTTGCTATCATGCTGGACAGGGCACGCCTGGGAGAGGATTTTTGGGTGCATAACGTGTATACTAAAAATAGGAAATTTTAACAGAAAGCTTGTTTTTATTAAGAAAAACTGTTAAAAATAATATATAACTATGAAAATACCAAAGTTTCTTGAAAAAACCGTACTAAATTCAGAACAAGTAAAAGCTGCAGTTTCGGCTGCAAAAGTAAGTACAAAAAGTGAAACTGAAAAAGGCGCTGAACAAACAGCGAAGACAAAATATAACAAAGAAGTAAATAAAGCTGTCAACGAAGCTCTAACTGCTGCCAAAAAAGATTGGGCTGCTGATACGGTAAAAGCTATTGATAGAAAATTTGGTAAGGCCAGGCAGTATGTCTCCACTACTGGAAACTACGGACAAGAAAAATTTCAGGCTAATAGATATGAGTCTGGTAAAAACTACAGTACCCTCACGACCCTGTTTAGTAACTCCCCAGGTTCCATCCAAAGTGCGTCTCGCATCAGAGAGGCCGTTATTGGTGGAGGTTATGTTATTAAACCTGAGGATGGTACTAAAGGTAAGAAAAGCGATCTCAAGAAACTTATCAAGTTCTTTGATATGCCTAACCCAGACGACACCATTGAAACCTTAGTTGGTGTCTCGATTGAAAACTATCTTGGCTATGGAAATTTTTATTGGGAAAAGGTCCCTACCAAATCTTCCTCCAGGAAAAAAAACATGGATGTCGCTGCACTTTATGGCTTAGATCCAACCAAAATGACTATCCTTGTTGATGCTGCTAAGAAAAAGAAGGGTGTATTAGAAAAAATTGGATACCTACGCAAGACACAACAAAATAAACCAATAACTTATTCGTTAGATGAAATATTTCAGGCACGCAGACCACATAGAAAAGCCGATCTTTATGGTAGGGCTGTACTAGAAGATAACACGGCCTCTCTTCAACTATTAATGAGAGCACTTACTTTCAATATTAATATTCTCAAAAACGGTGGGCGTCCACCCCTACAATTGATACTTCCAGAAGATTCTACAGAAGCCGATGCAGAAGCCGTGTCAGCATACTGGGAAAAGAACTATCAAGGACCGCAAAACGCTGGTAAAACACTGATTTCATTTAAGGGGGCTAAAGCAGAGCCGCTTGGGATAACTCCACAAGACATGGCCTATCTGGAACTTATGAACTTTGGGGTAAGAGAAGTAGCTGGTCAATATGGAGTTCCACTATATTTAATTGGATTTCCAGAGGGAAGCAATAGAGCTATAGCTGCAGAGGCAAGGCGCTCATTCTATATCACCAACATCTTTCAATTAAGGAAGTTACTCTCTCAAAAAATAACTAATGAAATTATTAAAAAAGGAATGAAGATTGAGGGTTGGAGATTTGACTTTAAGTCGGCTGGACTAGAAGAGTCAGAGGCCTCACGCCGAGACTTTATGACAGGATGGAGCAAGGCTCTATATACATTCAACGAAGCAAGAGTAGCCATGGGTTTACTGCCAATCAGTGCTGAATGGGCTAATAAACACTACTTGCTTGGCACTAAAAATGATTCTCTAATTGAAGTAGAAAAAGCAATTGGCAGAGTTTCAGATGATACAAAACCTGACGGTGGTGACCCCAAGAAACCCTCAACACCAGGAGAACATAGCCCCAAGGGTGATGATAAAATTAACGATGAAGATAAAGGAAATAAATAATTATTAATTGAAAAAAACCTTAAAAAATGGTATAATATGCCTAGTTCAAGGTAAAGTAAGGAGAAAAATATGCCAAACGGTAATGTTCCTAATTCTGGTCAAAAGACTGTACGAGCAAATATGCAGGTTCAGTCATTTGTTTCACCAGAGAATCCCACTGCGAAACAAATTAAGGCGTTCGATGCTGAGGTGAATGCTTTTTTAATTTCCATAGATAATACAAAGCGCTTTCTTAATGGACGAAATGCCTATTCTATCGGCAATCGTAATTTTGTAATTGTGTGGTACTTAGAAAGGGTTCCAGAGGAACCAGTAACAACTCCTTTCGGAAAAGGTGTAACACCAGTTAAACCCGCGACAAAATAATGACTAAGATAATAGTTCCCAAGAAAAAAAAACTTGATGAATATGAAGAGATCCCTCTTCCAAGCGTTAAGTGTGATTTTTGCGGCAAGCAGACAGTAAAGGGATTAAAACAAATGCAGCTTGTTCCCGTGAAAGACGGGAGGGTAATCACGCTACCCAATGGTACGAAGAAAATAATTCCCGCAACCATGAAGAAAATTATTTACTACATGTGCACAGAATGTGTGGAAAAAGGTGCCAAGATGCCAGAGAGACCAAAGAAATGGAAATAAACAGACTAGCAGAACTAGAGAAAATTGCAGAAAAACTAGGCATTGGTCGAGATAGAGAAGTTGAGTGTGTAAGTTGTAAATCAAAAATTCAATTTAAAAATGCAATTATTTTAACAAAAAAAGATGAGGTTAAATATTTATGCGAAGAGTGTAATAAAAAATTGGAACAGGGAGACCTGCAATTAATAAAACAAGATCCTAGTATTTCTGAATTAATAAAAAAACTTAATGAAGGAAAAGACGGGAGTATGCAGCCAACTCCATATAGCCCTAAGGATTGGCAACCAATTATTCCAGATTGGGAACCAAAATATCCTGAGATAGGAACAGGAGGGAATACTTGGGATACTTATACTGTTTCTAGCATGAACGCATCTTCTAGCAGGGATGCAATACTTCTTAGACTGGAGCCAAATTATGCCAATAGAACAAACTCAAATACCAAATAAGGGAGCTGAACTACCAGGGGGCGATGAGCAAAAACCATTGTTGCAAATCAGCCTGCCAGCACCTACAAGTGGAGACCCAATGGCACCACTGCCAATAGGTCAACATAATTCAGCAGCTCAGAAAAATTTTAAACAGGTGGCAGACTTATTTTTAGCAGTAATAAATAATCAAAAAGCAATGAGTGCAGTGATAGTCGAACAAAGCAAGTCAATTAAAACCATCGAAGATAATAACAAGAAGTTAGCCGAGAATATAAGAAAATTATTACCAAAGGAAAATAGTCAAAATGGAAAATCCAAACAAAATTAACGAGCTACAAAAACTAAAGATAAGTGCTTTTAAAGATAGGCTTAAAAAGCGTGAGATTTGGATAAACGGTCCAATCACCAATGCTTTGGTGGAAACCCTCTACACAAATATTATTAGACTTCAAGAAGAATCTTCACATGCTCCAATAAAAATTATTGTGAACTCAATCGGTGGTAATCTTTTTGAGTCCATAGTGGCCACAGACATGATGGGCACTATTAGTTGCCCAGTAACGACCATCGCTTTAGCTGAGGCTAAATCTGGTGGTTTTATCATTTGGATGGGAGGTAAAGAAAGAATTTGTCATGAGCACACCTGTTTAATGATGCACGACGTTGCTACCATGATTATGGATAAAAACTCTGAGATTGAAAGGCACGTAAAATATATTAAAGGTATCAAACAAAAGATGGCCAACTTCCTTTCATATCAAACTGGTGGAAAAACAACCCCAGGATATTGGATTGAATTATTTGATAGCGGTAAAGACAAGTGGTTTTCTGTAGAAGAAGCTTTGAGACTAGGAATAGTTCATAAAGTAATTAAGCGTCCAGAGATGGTTGATCCAACCATAGCTACAAGACCATCACGTACTTGGGATGTAAACGACATTGTAAGGAGTCAACAATGAGAAAATTAGCAACCATACAAAAGATACTAAAATTAGAACCCATTAAAAACGCTGACCGAATAGAAAAAGCGACTGTCTTAGGATGGCACTTAGTAGTCAAAAAAGGTGAATTTAAAGAAGGCGACCTTTGTGTATATTTTGAAGTTGATTCTTTATTG